AGACTTCCGGAGTCTTTTTGTTGATCCATTTTCCCGGCCAAACCGAGAGTCCGACATCGACCCAGCTTTTATTGAGCAGATCCCGTTTGATGCCGACCATATTGTTGAAGGTAACAAGTGCCTCAACTCCGGGATTATCCCAATACGCCTTAATTCCATATCCGTTCTCCTTCGCCGCCTGCGCAATCAAGACAGACGGAAGATAGAATCCGTACCGCTTGCAGGCTTTCTGTGCGGCTGGATAAACAGCAGTAATAAACTCTAATTCAGATGTGCATACTTTCACCGTTACACCTCCTTAGAAAACAACAACACGGGTATTGATTGGCAGATTCTCAAACACCCATTTCGCCGCCGAGGAACCGAGCGCAATGCATCCATGCGTGCTTGGTTTTCCGGTTGAGCCCTGATGGATTGAATTGCCCCATTTTGACGAATAATGCTGGTTATAATACTGAATTCCACGGTCAGTCTTATAAGCCTTATCCTTGTCCCATATCTTCCACTTGAACCCAACACCCTGATCTGATCCGTCCCCGTATGTAATATTTCCGGTTCCGCATTTACACTTCTTTTGAAGAATCCATTTGCCTTTCGATCCTTTGAAGATATAGACTTTCTGGCACCATTTCGAACACCAGAAAAGCCATTCTGTTTCAGAGGAAAATCCTTCCCTGTTCACAAATGCTTCCGCAACTTCTTTCGAATATGTGCAGTCAGCATCATATATCTGCTTCGTCAGATCCATGTAGGACTTTTCTTTTACGATGGTTCCATCCGTTATAACCCACTGTTTCTTCCGGTCCCTGGTAACTGTGACGGTTGATCCCTTTGCATGGCTTCCGACCTTGCGAAGCAGTTTTGCTCTATAAGACATCGTTTGTACGTTGACTTTTGCCGTGTAAACGCAGTTTCCTTTTTCATCGAATACGGAAATATCGCCTACAGTATTTGCTTTGATTACGGCATTCTCATAGAAATCGTAAGCGCCGACCTGCGAGTTTTCGTCCGGCCATGTTTTCCTTACGCGGTATGGAACCCTCATCTGGTTTGTTGATGTATGCACGTTTTTTCCTGCTTCATCAAATACGCAGAACCCATAATATTTATTTGCCTTATCTATGGCGTTCTCCAATATGTCATAGGCTCCAAGCTGTGAGTTTGAATTATCCCAACTGGACCGCACTCTATACATAAGCTTTCCTCCTCAATTTCTATTGTGCTGATTATCCGGCTCTTCGTTTCGGTACGAGCATGTTGAATTTCATCAGGCTTTCGTCTATGTTGTCATCGATCACGCCAATATATATCAGCGTCTCTCTCTGATAACTGTGACAGAGAATCCGTTGCAAAGACACAACATCGCCTGTCATCTTGTAATAGTGGAATCCGAACGTCTTCCGGAGTGTATGGCATCCGATCCGGTCTTCTATCCCGGCCTGCCTCGCTATTGTGTTGATGATCTGATAGCAGCGCTGCCTTGTGATGGGCCGGTTCTTGTGCGTTATCGGATCCTTTTCTCTGCTCTGAAAGGCATATTCATTTGCCTTGCGTCCGTTCAAAAGACGGTTGATATCCTTCCTCGCTGGCGGGTTTATTAAAATCCTCGCTTCTTTGTCCGTCTTTTTTGCCTTAATCCTGGCATAGTCTTTGCCTTTCAAGTCACTTACGCGAAACCTTATAAAATCACTTACCCGCAGTGATGTATTGAACCCGACAACCAATATGAGTTCCCAGCTTACTTCTCCGGTTTTTTTCTTTTTGTCGTGTTCCCTGGCAATCTCGTAGCATTTCTGCAATAGTTCCAGATCTCTTATCGGCTGCACTAATTCCATGTTTTCACCTTTCTTGAATATGACAAATATGCTATATCTAAAAAAGCGCCCCGGCTTTTGTGCCGGGGCATTTGTCGTTTTGAATATTCAGTTTTGCTCCGCTTCTTTCAGCGGCTCCGCCAATAGGACTTGTGGCGTCTGTATTTTTAATTCCTTCACAGCGTCTTCTATGGCGTCTCTGATTGTTTCCTCATCGAGATCGAATCCTTGTTCCTCAAGCCTTGTTATGGCATATCTGAGTCTGTCCTGGACCACTCCCGTCTGATAAAGCTGTTCAGCAGCGAACACAACCGTCTTGGCGGCGATATGCAGATTTTCCATCTGTTGCTTGTTCAGCTTGCTTTTGAGCCACGGAACCAATCTGTATGTGATGATAGCCGCAAGCAGTGCGATAAATGCCTGAAGTATCGGCGTTAAATCAATTTTCATTTCCTACTTCTCCATTCTGAAGCCTTTCTCTACAGCACGGTTGCCCTCCGTCTCCGGACGCGCTGCAAAAGCGAAAGCGCTTTCGCTTTTATGTGGTAATTCTTCCTGCCAGATAGTGCATCAATTCGTCTCTTGCCTCCTGGATCTGATCTGAGTTGCCGTTATGCAACTCATGATCCAGTAAGGCAAGAATGCCTGAACAGATTACCTGCGTACTCTGTTGCAAGTCCCTGATGGCCACATCATGTTCATCGAGTCTTGCTTTGTCATTCGCAAGCTTTGTTGCCGTGTCTGTCGATGGCGCACGCCATTTCTTGAAAATGTCGATCACCTTATCGACCGTGACAATCGCGGCAAATATTGCCAGCAGGACATACGCAGTTGTCATTAACTGATCCGGGCTTATGCTATTCATCTCATATCACCCCCAATCCGACGCAGTTTGACCGCATCCGCAGTCGTGCGTTCGCGGGCGCAAAGGTTATATGATTTCTCCGGAATCATACCAATCGCCATACCTTCTCCTTATGTCCTCTTCCAATCCGTCAAACGGTTCAATCCCTTTTACGACCCGCACAGCTATGTCATTTTCCACCGAACCGCAACCGTTTCCATGCGTGGAGCCCGGACACAGAATTACATCCACTGTCCCATCGCCGTTCCTGTGGATGCGGTAAAAATCGCTATTTATTGTAGGTTCGATATAAGGTTTCATCATGCTCTGCCGCTCATGAATAATGGCGCCGGTCCAACCGACGCCAGTTTTTTTACTCGATGATAAGATCTTCCATTCCGCTGTCTATCAGGATTTCCCTGACCTGATCTTTCAGCAGGCGCGGAACCTGCGAGAAAGTTTTCTTTCCAAGAATGATCTGCTGTGCCCATAACATAGCTAACATATCCTTACCTCCTTCCCCGTAGAATAGATTAAACAGAGCGTTCATGATGAAGTTACGCATAAATCACCTCACTGTTTCCCGGAAGATATTATTCAATGATAAGATCTTCCCTGCCCATCTCGCGCAGAATATCCGCAACCTGATTCTTCAGTTTCGCCGGAACCTCTCTATATGTCTTCTTACCTGCTACAATCTGTTCTGCCCAAAGTCTTGCAATCACTTCTGATACCTCCTTCATTTTCTCGCTCCATTTAAGCATAAATAATTTCGCTCATTTCCAGGATGCATTCTTCCAGCATCTCATTAACAGACTCAAGATCCGAGATCCTTTTTTTTAGTTTCTCATCTTCCGGAATCTCCATAAATGCAAACCAATATCGGCCGTCAATGCTTGCACATTCAACAAGCTGCGCGTCATTATATTCTTTGTTTCCGTCTTCTGCCTCTATGCTCACAGCGCCTATCGGATTTGGGAATTCCGGTTTCGATGCTGAGATATAGCAATCGGCGTTTTTGTATACTGAAATCTGTGATCCATCACGAAATGTGATTGTTGCGGTCATACTACTACTCCTTTCTTGCTTTCGCTTTCAGCAACTCCTTCTTTGTTCTGTATTCCGTTCCAGGAAACAGACTTTCAAACAGGGAATCCATCTTTTTAATGCGATAATAGTTGTTACGGTATTCTTTCACAGTTCCGCGCCATGATCGATAACACATTGCCGCTCTTTCAGGAAGCATGCCTATGTTTTTATACCGCTTCAATCTTCTTCGCTCTCTAATAAACGTATCCCTGCTTTGATACTTAGCAACTTTCCCTGTTTCTGTCAGTACATACCGCACTTTCAGAAATGGAAATCCATGTGACAGTTTTATGATCTGTGTTTTCTTTTCGTTTATTGCAAGGCCAAGCATGGCTGCCTGCTCTCTCATTTCTTTGAGACATTCCCTTGCATGCTCTTTTGTCCGGCATAGAATGTAGCGGTCATCCATATATGCTGCATAGAATTTCTCGCCGCGTACTGTCTTAAAGTATTGGTCAAGTGGTGTTGGATAAAAGATACCTGCATTCTGTGATACCTGAGAGCCGATTCCAACGCCCTTGTCACCTTCGTTTATATCTATCAGATAATTGATAAGATATTGAAGATCCTTCTCCGGAATAACCCTCGCATACGCTTCTTTCAGTTTGTCATGCGGGATAGATCCAAAATAACCTTTGAAATCAACCAGGAGAACATATCCATCGTTTGTCCCATATGTCCGATAGTATTTGTGAAGATGATATTCCAGTCGTTTTCTTGTGAATGAGACGCCTTTGTACATCTGGCTTGAGCCATTATCATATATCAGATATGGTTCTGTTGCCGGAGTCAGAATGTTATCGCAAAGAGATCTCTGTACTACTCTGTCATAAATGTGAATTGATTTGATGTGTCTTACCTTTCCGCGTTCCCGGAGAGTGAATTCCACAAATGGTTTCTGCGTATAGGCTCCTTCGTTCAGCACGCTTTTTGTTGATGAGATATTCGGCCAGATGTCATATTCATATTTCTGAACAGATTCTTTCCAGTCTGAACCATCTCTCGCTTTTCTATACGCTTCCAGTAGGGCATTTGCATTACTTACTTTGTGTATCCCTGCGTATTCCATTTCATATCCGCCTCCTCACTGCGGTTGATAGCCTGACAGCGTACTGGCAGGCATCCGCAGCATCCATTTAGCCATAAGGCAAGGTCAACGTCTCCTTTCGGTATCAACCCATTCTGCATATAGCGTACTTGATAGGGCTGTAGGAAATCCGGGCGCACGCCATTATCGTTGCTCGCGTTGTTGTAGTTGCAATTCCCGTTGTTGTTGACATTAGCGAAGTTCGTGCTGCTGGCAACATCGCGAAGCCACCAGTTGGCGTACAGACGTTGGCCTGCATCTTATCCCCGCTTTGGGGAATGTGCCGGTTTTTGTTTTTCTCCGGATTCTCTTTTCCGAATCTGTCTAAGGATTCGATTATCTGATTTTCTCCATCCTTTCAGGAGCGTTGCTTCATACTCGATCTTCTGAACAAATCGTTCATATCGATCTGCATCAATCGGTAATGTGCCCTTGCAAAGAGTGAAGATATCATACAGTTCGCCACATCCACGGATCGCATCATCCTGATATCTTCTTCGTTCATGAAATTCTGGCTCAAAGTATGGATAAACCTCGTTCGCGTCGCGTATGTTCTGCTTTATCCGTGCCAGTGTATCAAGCACTTTGTCGCGATATCGGTTTATTAACCATTCCGGATAATCGTCTGTAATCTTTGTGATCTTGTACTTCTCGCACAATTCCTTTAATGCCTTTCGGTCATCATCAGACATTTTCAGGACTTTACAGAAGAAATCCGGATCGCGGGTTCTGTTCTTAACTCCGAAATCATGCAGCAATAGAAAGATAATCTCTTTCTCCATACGGCATAGATGCTTCCAGAATTCCATTTCTGACAGACCGCGTTTGCCGTATACGACACTCATTTGTTTCCTTTCTTCCGCCCCTGAAGGGGCGGGATTTCAGATTATGCACAGATACCGAAAGCCGGGCGCACGCCACCATCGCTGCTCGCGTTGTAGTAGGTGCAATTCCCGTTGTGGGTGACAAGAGCGAAGTTCGTGCTGCTGGCAACATCGCGAAGCCACCAGCCGGCGCGGTTGCAAATCCTGCTGTGGTCTAACGCAAAGAGCGGAAGTTGGCCGGTTCCGATAGTGTGCGTGTTCGGGATCGTCGCGCCAAGGCTGTTGTGCGGAGTAAAGAAATCTGTACCATATACCATGACTTCGTTCATGAGTTCGAACGTGCTGTCATACCAAGATCCGGCAGATGCATAGCCGTTTGTGATTGCATTTGTCAGATATTCTCTATGACTAAGAATATGGGCGGATCCAAACGCGCCCTCGATTGCGCTCTTTGCCGTAGCTTTCAGAGTGTTGCTGTTCGCTCCGGTGTAATAGTTGGAACCGACATATCCGCCTGTTGTCGTGTTCGAATTGTTCATCTTTCCGGTTGCAAGATTTGCGTCAGGAACGATCACGACATGGTGTGTCTGACATTCCGTATCGCCATGATGTAGCCAATAGTCAAACGCTGCGATACGCCATATTTTGGAATTTATATCCCAATAGTCACCGATGAACAGATCCTCGAATGTTCCGGCTCCGATTGCGGCAAACTGTTCCGCAGAGACGGAAGATCCGAGATTCTTTCCGCGATAAAGGCTGTTGTGAAACCCTGCGTTCGCGTTGTCGAGAGCGCTTCCGCTGTAAAAAATTGACCGGCCTACAACGCCGACCCGATGATTCTGAATTCCCATATTTCCTCCTTATGTTGTAAAGGTGAAGTTCAGAACATATTCACCTTTATCGATGGATATTGTGTAGGGGTTTTCACCTACTGTTTCCAAATAATAAACGCCATTTTCAAGAACGACGGAATATGGACATTCTGCCTGCGTTCCGTACCAGTCAAGGACAAGTTCGTTGTCCGGATTGGACATCATGAAACCGGATTCCTGGACCGGTGGAAGTGTCCCCGTTACCTTTGTGCCGTCCGCAAGATATGCCGTCTCGCCTAACAGGATATCTGAGGCACCGGCTGTCGCGTCCGTCATGTCAACGATGGTCTGTCCGCCGTAAATAACCTTATTTACTTTCTTTGACATAGGCCGCCTCCTATCATCCGATAGTGGCCGTCAAACCTCCGGCAGAATTCTCCGTTTCGGTGTACGGGATAGCGGCAACGTCCACCTCTGCAATGTAGTTATAACCTCCGGATGTATCAGGAAGAATCGTCTGTGCTGAAGTGCTGGGTGTTACGCTCTTTGTCTCAGCTACAACATCTTCAGTGCCGCTCATGGATCCTGCAACGCCGAGCAGCGTCACGCCCTGGCGGATGTTCTCAGCAATAATCTTTGACTGTTCTGTGGAATCGATAGCAACCTTTCCGGATCCGTCATGGTATCCCTGCGGAACCGTGTACTCACCGGCTTTCCTTGAGATCGATCCTGATACCGCGCCTCTGTTCGGCATGGATCCGCTTACTTTTGAACCTTTGACATATGCGGATTTGTTCGTGAGGATTTCCGATGCCGATGCATTTGCGTCCTGCGTGTCGGCGTCATAGGTGCATGATCCTGTGATTTCTTCACCGTCAGCGCCATGTGCCGTATATCCATACAGCAGTTTGTTTGCCTGGACGGTATCGGCAGTCAGGTCAATCAGCGTCGTTCCTCCGTATATGACTTTGCTTACCTTTTTGTCTGACATGTCTCTCTCCTTAACCTATGTAAACTGTAGTCCCTCCGGACGGATTGATTGTTCTGGAAAAATAGACCTTCTGGACGGTAATATCGTCCGCAAGGATCTTCTGCCTTGTCGGAAGCACCTGATCTTCGCTTGTCGATGCCGCAACCTCATATGTCCCGGTGTAATGCTCTTTGTCTGCGGTTGTTGGAACCGCAATATACCCCGTTAAGACGTTTCCGCCCCGGCTTATCGTTCCATATATGGGGCTTGCCCTACTCAGGATTCCGACCAGATTCACACTCAGCATCAGTCAACCTCCTCTGTGATATAGAGCATTCCCTTGTCTATTACCGTGTCTACGGTCCCGTCCCAATATGTCACCTGAACATCAAAGACATATGGCACATCACTTGCCTGAAGCGCTTTTGTCTCTTCCGCTTCCAGTCTCAGGCGCATTGTCTCTTTCGGAATTTCCTTCCTGATAATCGGTTCTGCGTCCTGATAACTTTTCTTCAGCGCAAA